AGCACGATTCGCAGCGCACACAAGCGCGGACTGCTGATTTTGGCCTGCGGGCAATTCGGCTACCAGTACCGCGTAGCACCTGACTGGAGGGCCAGAGTGGAAGAGGCGGCAACAGCTAAGTTCAATCGCATCAACCCGTTGCGCTGTCCGGCGAATTCCATTTTTCAGGTGGGTAAATTTGTACGGGCATAGGGACTTGCAACGCAATGATTCACCGACTAGAATGAAATCTCTCCTCCTGTAGTTGATTGGTCTAGCGACCTTCGCGCCCTAGCAGCAATGCCGGGGCGCTTTTCTAAGGAAACCATGAATACACAAACAGAAACAAAGCCAGAACAGCGCATCCCTCTGGAAGAATTACAAAAGTTCTACAAAGACCATCCGCTAGGCCCTGAGTTCTTTGCTCGATACTTTCCCAACGGGATGAAAGCAGGATTGTTCAAAACATCCTGAGAGCAACAAACCCAACACAAACCCCCAAGGTTAACGCCAAGGGGGTTTTTCTTGCATGTGGCGGAAAACCCGTATAGACTCGCTCAGACTATAATCAATCCGTTATAGAATAAGGACGTTTAGGGCAAAACCCAATATGGCCGAGCAGGTTAAAAAATCAAAGCGAAACCAACTCCCAGCAGGTCCCGGAAGACCTAAGGGAGTCCCAAACAAGCTCACCAAAGAGCTTAAAGGGATGATTCTTGACGCTTTGGAAGGCGCAGGCGGTACTGACTACCTAATGGAACGCGCAAACGATCCTAGGACCGCTAGTGCATTCCTGACGCTGGTTGGCAAGGTTCTGCCGCTGACAGTGGTTGGCGACAAGGAAAACCCGTTAGAGATGCGGGTAACAATGATTGAGCGGAAAATTGTCAAAGCTCACGATTGAAACCCCGCAAGTCTTTGAGCCGCTGCTGTACGCATCGCGGTACAAAGGTGCGCATGGTGGCCGTGGCTCTGGCAAGTCTCACTTCTTCGCAGAACTCCTAGTAGAGAAGGCATTGATGCAACCAGGATTGCGCTGGGCCTGCATCCGCGAAGTGCAAAAGAGCCTTGAGCAGTCGGTTAAACGCTTGCTTGAGGACAAGATCGAGAAACTAGGCGTTGGCAAGCTGTTCAACGTCAAGCAATTTGAGATCGAAACGCCGGGCGGTGGTGTCATCATCTTTCAAGGGATGCAGAACCATACGGCGGAGTCAATCAAGTCGCTTGAAGGTTTTGACGGCGCATGGGTAGAAGAAGCCCAAAGCCTGAGCCAAAAAAGCCTAGACCTGCTCAGGCCAACAATCCGTAAGGAATCTTCAGAGCTGTGGTTTAGCTGGAATCCTCGGGAAGAGACAGACCCGGTTGACGTGTTCCTGCGTGGCGACAATCTCCCCCCTGGTGCCGTGGTTGTCCAAGCAAACTACCACGACAACCCATTCCTCCCCGAAGTGTTGAAGGCTGAACTTGAGTACGACCGGATGCGCGATCCTGACAAGTATCGGCACATCTGGCTAGGCGAGTACCAACAGAACAGCGAAGCCAGAGTATTCAAAAACTGGAAGATTGAAGAGTTTGAGAGGCCCGAGGGGTCTATTTTCCGTCTGGGCGCTGATTGGGGGTTTGCTTCTGACCCGAGCGTATTGGTCAGATCCAGCATTGAAGGCAACAGGCTGTATATCGACTATGAAGCCTACATGGTGGGCTGCGAGATCGTAAACCTGCCTGAGTTGTTTATGTCTGTCCCAGAGGCTGAGAAGTGGCCCATGACGGCAGACAGCGCACGGCCTGAGACGATTAGCCACATGCAGAAAAACGGATTCCCAAAGATTCGCGCTGCGATCAAAGGCGCAAAGTCTATTGAGGATGGCATTGAATGGCTGAAATCGTTTGATATTGTGGTGCACCCTCGCTGTAAGCACACAATCGACGAACTCACGTCATACAGCTATAAGACCGACTCGCTTACTGGCGATGTGCTTCCTATTCTGGAAGATAAGAACAACCACGTTATTGACGCGCTGCGCTACGCATGTGAAGGCGCACGACGTGCCAAGCCCGCGCCAACTGTAACCCGCGCATTTGCTCCGCAGTGGGCTGGCGCTACTGGATGGATGGCAGCATGACCGACGAAAAACTGCTTGAACTGGCGCGAAAGCGTTTCGATGCTGCTCTGGCGTATTGGAAAGAACAGCGCGACGACATGCTGGACGACCTCCAGTTTTGCGACCCGACAAACCCGCAACAATGGCAAGACGAGGTATTGAGGGCTAGACAAAATCCACGCGATGGGATTCGCCCTTGCTTGACGTTTGACCGTACCAATCAGTTTGTCTATCAGGTTGTCAACAAATCGCGCCAGAATCGACCGTCGATCAAGTATCTCCCCGCTGACAGCCAAGCCGATGTAAAGGCCGCTGATGTGATGCAGGGCGTTGCACGACAGATTGAGTACCAATCCCGCGCTTCCGTGGCCTATGACACTGCCATCGATAGCTCTGCCCGCTGTGGCCTTGGCTTTATCCGCCTGATTACAAAAACAGAGGACGAAGCGACCAACACGCAAACACTGGAGATCAAGCGCGTAGCCAATCCGATGAATGTCCTGATGGACCCGGACAGCACGGAACCGGACGGATCGGATCAGCGTTACGCCTTTGTGTTTGAGGATATGCCGCGTGAACTGTTCGAAGAGCAATATCCCGACGTTGTTCCAGCAGAATGGAACATTGGCTCTTATGGAGAATGGCTGACCCGCGATTGCATCCGCGTGGCTGAGTACATGTGGGTCGAGATTGATAAGACCACGGTACAAGTGACTCCAGATGGCAAGCGGTACACGGAAGACGAGTATTGGGCAGCTTGGCAGAACGGTAACGAACAGACTGCGCCGACTGACCTGACACAAGCCACGGTGACTAAAAAGCGCGTCATGTGGGCCAAGATAACCTGCACTGACGTGCTTGAGAAAAGCGAATTCCCTGCCGAGCATATCCCCGTTATCCCGGTCATCGGTGCAGAGTCGTTCGTTAACGGTAAACGCAAGTTCGCAGGTCTTGTCCGGCGTGGCAAAGACCCGCAACGGTCCTATAACTACGAACGGTCGTCTTTCATTGAACGCATTGCACTGGCACCGAAAGCGCCATACCTTGCAGCAAAGGAAGCAATTGCAGGCTATGAGGCGGAATGGCAGAACGCCAACACATCGAACAAGTCTGTATTGCCATTTAATGCACGCGACGTAGAAGGCAACCCGCTGCCCGTTCCGAGCCGCACCGATCCGGCGACGATTGAAACAGGCTGGGCATCGGCTGCGCAACAGTCTATCGGTGACTTGCAAGCAGCCTTCGGGATGTTCGAGGCTAATCTAGGCCAGCCATCTAACGAAACCTCCGGCCGCGCAATCATGGCCCGCGCTCGTGAAGGCGACACAGCGACATATCACTACGACGACAACCTGAATTTGTCCATCGCGATGGTGGGCAAAATCATCATGGAGGCCGTTCCTCGGGTGATGGACACGCGGCGAGTTGTTCGCACGCTTGGCGATGATTCCGTCTCAAGTTTTGTCGTGGTCGATCCTGATATGAGCATGGCCTATGCGGAGACGCAGGACGGCAAGATTCATATTAACCCGACGATGGGCAAGTATGACGTGTTTGTGGTGGCCGGGCCTAGCTTCACGACGCGTAGACAAGAAAGCGCAGAAGCCATTGCCCAACTGGTCAACGGAAACCCGCAGATTCTCGCGTTGCTGGGTGATGAGTGGGTCAAGATGATGGACTGGCCGAACGCTGACAAGCTGTCTCAGCGTTTCAAGGCTCTATTGCCCCCAGAGGTCAAGGCTTCGGAGCAAACAGAAGGCGAAGCGCCAGAAGTTGCACAGGTCAAGCAAGAGGCCGAACAGATGATGCAACAAATGGCCCAAGCTTTGGAAGAGGCTCAAGCCCAATTGCAGGAAATGCAAGCCAAGCTAGACAAGGCCGAGGACGACAACGAGGCTAAGGAAAAAGAGATTCTGATTAAGGGTTATCAGGCTGAGACTGACCGACTAAAGGTAGTCCAGACGCAGATGGACCCAAATCAAGTGGCCATGATCGCCGCGCAGCTTGTCATGCAGACACTGCAAACCCCCGATCCCGCTCCGATGGAGCTAGAAGAATCCTCTTTCGAGGAAGCTGACTTGCCGCAGCAATACGGCATGGAGACTCAAAATGAGTAACGACCCTACGGACCCCCCCGTTGTTGAACAAACAGAAGAGGTGATTGCCGATCCGGTGGAAACCGGGGAACAGAGCGCGGAACCGGCAGCCGAGCAAACCACGGAAGAAAAGGGACCGAAAGACCCTGTAAAAGCCCTGCAAAGGCGAGTCGATAAGCGCACAGCGGATTTTTACCGCGAGAAAGCGCGAGCCGACCAGCTAGCGGCAGAACTGGAGCAAACGCGACAAGGGCGGCAAGAAACTCAAGAGTATGAGCCTGAGAAGGTTCAGAAACTCATTGAGCAACGTGCTGAACAAATCGCGCAACAGCGAACAGTGGCCGAGCGGGTAAACAAGGTTGAAGCGGAACTGCGCAAGGAACTGAAAGAAGGATACGACGATTTCTACGTCGATCTTTCAAGCTCTGGGCCTAGCGCGAAATCCCTCATTGAAACCGTGCTGGAACTTGATGACGCGCCTCGGGTAATGGCTCACCTAGCCAAGAACCGGGACGAGTTGTATGAGGTGCTGGAACTGACTCCGCGTCAACAGGCGTTGAAGCTGGCCCGCATCTCTGTGGCAATTGAATCCGCTGGAAAACAGCGAACTGTATCAACCGCGCCAAAGCCTATTTCACCCGTTGGCACCCGAACAGGGGCCACGGGGCTGAGTGACGATCTACCGATGGACGAGTGGATCAAGCGACGCAACGAAATGACACGGCGCAAAGCTGCTTAAAGGAGCACTTAAATGGCAAATACGATCCTCACCCCTACCATGATCGCGCGGGAAGCCCAGCGCATCCTGCATCAGAAGATCAACATGGTCGGCAACATGCAACGCCAGTACGACAGTCGATTCGCCCAAAAAGGCGCAAAGATTGGCACTACTCTGGACCTGCGTTTGCCCCCGAAGTACACGACCCGCACCGGGTCTACGTTCACCAGTCAGAACATTGTCGAACGCAAGGTTTCGTTGCCAGTCGCTACGGTGTACGGCATTGATACCACGATCACCGACGTTGAACTGACCATGAGCCTGGACAACTTCCGTGGAAACATCATCGAGCCCGCAATGGCTCAACTGGCGTCCACCATTGAAGCCGCTGCGCTGACCAGTCTGTACAAGTACGTGCCAAACTACACCGGCACCGTGTCTAGCCAACTGGACTATAAGAAGTTCCAGCAGGCCGGTCAGGTGCTGACTGAGAATCTGGCGCCGATGGACAACAACCGCACGTTCGGGTTGACCCCCGCATCGCGTGTTGAGTTCTCCGATGCTGTCAAAGGGCTGTTCCAGTCCTCTAGCAACATTGAAGAGCAATACCGCGAAGGTGTTGTCGGTCGCACTGGTGGTTTCAACGTGTTTGAAAACACTCTGCTGCCGACTCACACCCCTGGCACTTTGGCGGGCACTCCGCTGTCCAATGGTGCCAATCAGGGTAACGCGGGCACGGGTAACGCTTGGATTTCCACCTCCGACATCATCACCGATGGTTGGACGGCGGGCTCTGCTGTGTTGAAGGCTGGCGACATTCTCACCTTTGCCGGTGTGTTTGAAGTCCATCCTGAAACCAAGCAATCGCTGGGCAAGCTCAAGCGGTTCTCGGTGGTGTCTGATGTGACGGCTGACGGCGGCGGCGCTGCGACCATTACTGTGACTCCGGGCGTGATCGCTGGTGGTGCTTACCAAAACGTGACGAATCGCATTGCTGACAACAGCGCGATTGTTGCCCTCGGTACTGCGTCCACGGCCTACGGTCAGAACTTGGCATTCCACAAGGATGCTTTTGCTTTCGTGACCGCTGACCTCGACATCCCGCGTGGCGTGGACATGGCCGCTCGTGAAGTGTTCGAAGGCGTCTCCATGCGCTTCGTGCGCTGGTTCGACGGCGATGATGGCGTGTGGAAGTCTCGCTTTGACGTGCTGTGCGGATGGGCTCCGGTTTACCCGGAACTGGCTTGCCGCACTGTGTATCAGTTGACCTGATCGGACGGGAGGGGGAAACCCCTCCCTTTTCCAATGTACGTTTACGAACCATATCCCAAGTGGATCTACAAAGAAGGCCAATCTTTGCTTGTCAAAGATGCTGAAGAACATGCACAATACGGGGACTGGCTTGAGACGCCTGATTGCTCTACGGATGCAGCACAGGAACCGCAGCCTGAACCGGCAAAGCGGCGTGGCAGACCTCCCAAGGTGCCGACATGACTCAAGCCCTAGCCATCATCAATCGCGCCTATGACCTGATCGGGTACAAAGACCCCGACGAAACCCTTAGCGGGACGGATGCGCAGGCTGGATTGGATGCGCTAAATTCGATGGTTGACGCATGGCAAGGGATGCCGCTGTATGTTTACGCAACCGAATATATTGTCCAGACTGTTACGGGTGACCCGATCACCATCGGCACTGGTGGCGCTCTCAATGTTGAACGTCCTGTTTCTATCCCAAATGGCGGGTTTGTCCGTGCTGGGGGCATTGATTACGGCTTCGTGATGATTGACAGGGAGGCATGGGCGTCCATTTCTCTCAAGTCTCTCAACTCTCTCAAGTCTCTCAATACACCGTGGCCATCGTTCTGTTACTTCGAGCCTGCCCTGCCTTTGGGCAATCTGTACTTTTATCCGCAGATGGTCAACATGGAGTTGCATCTGCCCATTCCGAAGCGTGTGCAAGAGTTTGCAACGCTGACCACTGACTACACGCTAGAGAAAGGCTACCGCGCCGCTCTGGAGTATTCGCTAGCGGAAGAGCTAGCCCCAGGGAAACGCCCACTTGATCCGCTGATTGCACGCAAGGCCGCGCAGTATCGGAAAGCCATCCAGCGCAGTGAAATCCCGCTATTGAACAGCGAGGCCGGGCTACTTTCAACCCCATATGCTGGCTACTCTAAGGCACTGTTCAACAGTGGCTGGATGTCATGAAAGTCCCGTTCTGTGGCCCTTCTTCTACGGTGCGTAGTATCGACGCTGACAATCAGCGCTCGGTCAATGTGTACGTGGAGATGGACAACGCTAGCCCGCGTGCGCCTGTGGCCTTGTATGGCCGGCCGGGGATGGTTCTTGAATATCAATTCCTGAGTGGCCCAGGCTCGACCGGAGAGGTTCGCGCACTGTTTCCGATTGAAGGCGGATATTACGTCTTTGTCAGTAATGACGTGTATTGGATCACTGGTGGCGCGGCATCACTTGTCGGGACAATCGGCACCAGCACAGGGAGGATTGGCCTTGCATCAAACGGTACGCAGATCATTGTGGTCGATGGATTGTATGGTTACGTCATCACGACAGCCATCAACACCATTGCCACAATCACAGACCCTGATTTCCCTAATGGAGTTACATCGGCCAGCTTCCAAAACGGCTATTTTGTCGTATGTGGCGACGGATCGGGCCAGTTCTTTATCAACGAAACCGCCAACGATGGAACAGCCTGGAACGGCCTAGACTTTGCCAGTGCTGAGGGGGCTCCTGATCCAGTTATCGGGAACCTTTCCCTTCAGAACGAACAATGGATTTTTGGCACTCAGACCGTTGAAATCTACACGTTCACGGGAAACGCTGATTTCCCGCTTGAACGCTCTGGAAACACGTTCATCGAGCATGGCTGCATGGCGGCGGGGACCATCAGCAAGATCGACAATACAGCTTATTGGCTAGGACAAGACTCCGTAGGCTTTGGGACCGTCTGGAGGGCGCAGGGCTACACACCCGCCCGCATCTCTACGCACGCTGTAGAGAAAGCCATTCAAAGCTATGCCAACGTATCGGACGCCTTTGCCTTCTCTTTTCAGCAAGAAGGGCACCTGTTCTATGTCCTGACCTTCCCAAGTGCGAATGCAACATGGGTCTATGACGTTGCGACAGGGCTATGGTTTGAATGGGCCTCTACTGACCAACAAACCGGACAGCTTAACCGTTGGCGTGCGAACTGTTTTTGTATCTCAGGGCAGAAACTGCTAGTCGGCGACTATCGCAGCCCGACCATTTACAGCCTAGACCTGAACACGTACACCGACGACACAGACTACATTACGCGACTGCGCAGAACGCAAACGCAATCAGACACCAGACTACATCACGCGACTGCGCAGAACGCAAACGCAATCAGACACCGAGCAAGACCGGCTATTTTTTACCCGATTGCAAGTAGACATGGAAACCGGCGTAGGTCTCGCAACCGGACAAGGCTCTGACCCTGTGATGATGATGCGCTATTCCAACGATGGCGGTCACACATGGTCTAACTACAAGACCAGCACTATTGGACGGACAGGGCAATACGCAGCCCGTGCAGAGTTTCGCCGCTTGGGTGCCGGCAGAAATCGTATCTGGGAAATCAGCATGACTGACCCGGTGAAATTCGCCGTGTTAGGCGGCATTGTTGACGTTCAAAAAGGAAGCGCGTGATGGCCGCGATTGACCCAATCGAGTTCGGAAAACTCATTGCCGAAATGGAATCGATGAAGTCTTCCATGAAGAAAATGGAGGCGCAAATGGAAACCATGATGGCTTTGGTCAATCAAGGCCGTGGCGTATTTTGGGTGGCCGTCATCATGGGGGGGGCGGTTTCCAGTTTGGCGACGTTTGTGGTGACCAAAATGCAATGGCTTGCCGGAGTCATGAGGTAAATCATGGGACTAATGGACGCACTCCAAGGAGGAATCATTGCTCAAAATCCTTGAGCGCAACGGGATGGCACCGTGAACCTATCTTCTTTCCAG